CGTAGAGAATTGAGGAATCAATACCATGGCAATGAAACCAAGAGCAATGCAAGCGGCATCTAAGAAGAAGACAATGATGCGTGGGGGCGGTATGACTGCCGCTAATGCAGGTGCATCGATGAAGCCAACGCAGAAGGGTACGCCAAAGCCTGCAATGATGCGTGGAGGCATGGCGAAAAAAGCCAAGATGATGCGGGGAGGCATGGCCTCTAAGGCTGGCAAGGCCAGCGGTGGCATGACTAAGAAGAAGTAATTAGTCAATGACTATCGCAAAGAACAGCAGAACAAAGTCTGAGATTGTTGCTATAAGCGCAGATGATGTGCCTTTAACTTTGTACACATGTCCTGCCAATGCAAAGGCACACATGAGTCTGCTGTTCATTACGAATGCTTCAAGCAATGCCAGTGATATTGACGTACAGTGGTACAGAGCATCTGTAGCTACTAGCTTTTTTATTATTGGCGGTACAAACTTAAGTCAGGGGGAGTTTATCAAGATTGATAACGCATTTATTGTCCTTGAAGCTGGGGATTATATAACTGTAGAAACAACAAGTACAGCAGGTTCCGGAGTTCCGGATACCGATGCCTTCTGTACCGTCGAAGAATTCTTCAATCCTGTAGGATCATAGTATGCCACTGAAGAAAGGTAGCTCTCAAGAAACAATTTCTAAAAATATCCGTAGTGAAATGGAACGTGGCAAGCCCCAAAAGCAAGCTGTTGCCATCGCTCTATCCAAGGCAGGTAAATCACGTGATCAAAAGGCGATGGGTGGTTACACAGAACGGTGGTCAAGAACTCGTATGGCGTCTGGTGGAGAAAGCCGTGTCAACGAAGCAGGCAACTACACCAAGCCCGAGCTACGTAAAAGAATCTTCAACCGAGTTAAAGCCGGAGGGAAAGGGGGATCACCCGGACAGTGGTCAGCCCGCAAAGCCCAGATGGTAGCGAAGCAATACAAAGACGCTGGCGGTGGTTACACATCATGAAAGCCCCGCAGAAGTCTCTGAAGAACTGGACAGAAGAAGATTGGGGAACCAAAAGTGGCAAGCCATCGACACAGGGTCCGAAGGCGACCGGTGAGCGGTACCTACCAAAGAAAGCACGAGAGTCCCTCTCCCCCCAAGAGTACGCCGCAACAAGTCGAGCAAAGCGGGAAGGAAAAAAAGAAGGGAAACAATTCGTAGCCCAGCCTAAGAAGATTGCGGAGAAGACAGCACGATACCGTGCCGCTGAGGGCGGTTACACAGAAAGATGGAGTAAGTCACGTGGCAATTGAGTATCGTGGTGAGAAGTTTGCGGGATACAACAAGCCAAAGCGAACTCCCAATGGTCCAAAGAAGTTTGCAGTCCTCGCAAAAGTAGGGGACAAGGTTCGCCTTATTCGTTTTGGTGATCCCAACATGACAATCAAGAAGTCTGATCCTGAGCGTCGTAAGTCATTTAGGGCTAGACACAAGTGTGATACGGCAAAAGATAAACTCACCGCAAGATACTGGAGTTGTAAAAATTGGTAATGAAATACGATATGACAGCACTGGAAGATCAACTGATTGATCACGAAGGTCTTGAACTCAAGCCCTACCAGTGTACCGCAGACAAGCTGACCATCGGAGTTGGTCGCAACATCGAGGACCGTGGTATCACGGAAGACGAAGCACGGTACCTCCTAAAGAACGACATCAAGATTGTAGAAGATGAACTTCTTGAGAGAAAACCCGAAGTGGCTGGACTTGATTCTGTTCGTCAGCGTGTGCTTGTTGACATGGGTTTCAATGTAGGTCTACCGATCCTCATGAAATTCCAGAACATGTGGGCCGCAATTGAAGAAGAAGATTGGGACGAAGCATCGGCACAGATGATGGATTCCCGTTGGGCAAAACAAGTGGGTAGGCGGGCCGAGCGTCTGTCACAGGCGATGAAAACCGGAGAGTGGGTATAAGACATGGCAATCACGACCGCAATGTGTACGAGTTTCAAACAAGAACTTTTCGGTGGAGTTCATGATTTAGATACTGATGTAATTAAGCTTGCACTAATCAAAGCATCCCCTGCTGGAACATACGGTGCGGCTACAACAAACTATTCTGACGTAACGGGTAACTCGGATGAGTCTTCCGGAACAAACTATTCAGCAGGTGGGCAAACTCTCGATGGAGCCACCATTGCGACATCAGGAACAACAGCCTACGTCGATTTTACAGACGAAGTATTTGCAGATGTCACAACTTCTGCCGATGGGTGTATTATCTACAATTCTTCTCAAGGTAACAAAGCAATCTGCGTGATTGATTTTGGGGGTACTGTCTCAGCGACAGCCGGTGATTTGACTATAGAATTTCCTGCTCCGGGAGCAACTGCTGTTATCCGTATTGATACGCCGGCGTAAGGAATAAGATATGGCTGTTACTGTAAACGCCGCCGTCTACGGTACCGGTGTCTATGGTACAGCAGTCTACGGCAAGATCATTGTTAGTAACCTTGATCAGGCCGTTTCAGCCGGGGCTGTTTCTCCAGTAACAGTCCACGTAACTGAAGTCCTAGCGAGTGTAGCGGGTGCCGGAGCTATCGCTCCTGTTGTTGCCGGCGGATTCGAGATTGATGTCTCGGAAGTTATTTCTGAAGAGGCAGTAGGCACCGGAAAAGTTGGCGCAGTACAAGTCAATGTTGCGGAAGTCCTCGAGAGTGTTGCCGCAGATGGCGTTGTTGCATCTATTATCCCCCACGCAAATTCACTCATTGTCGTAGAGGGTGTTGCTGGCGAGGGAGTTGTTACTACCGTCGAAGAGAAACCGACGGAAGAACTCGAAAGTGTTGCCGGTGAAGCGGCTGTCGGTACAGTCAAACCGAATGTAACGGAGGTCGTTACAGCGGTATCTACCGACGGTAATGTGGCCGGTGTTACAGTACACCTCTCTGAGGTCCTCGAGAGTGCCCCTGCTGAGGGTAGCATTGCTTCTGTAGGGGTAGGTATACGTGTAGAGACAATCGTCGGTGTAGCAGGCGTAGGAAACGTCTCAGACGCAATTACACTCCGCGCAGAATCTACACTTCAATTACCAGAAATTTCTTCTGTAGGAAGTATCAACGCAGATTTAACACTCACTGGTGAAAAATTTGACTACGCGGCGTTTAGAGAGCAGTACGATAGACGTCGAACCGTTTACATTGGACGGGCCGCTTAGTGAGTACCACAACGAAAGAACGTACTGTGAACATTCCATATGAAGATCGGTACATTTATGTTGAAGAGTTTTCTTCAGTATACAGAACTCTCTACGTACCTTTTTATGTGAGAAACGTGACTATCGTCGAACGACGAACCACATCAGCAGATAGAACAGTGAAGGTAGACTAATGGCATATCAATGGCCTTTTAAAGACCCCGATGAAAACTTAGATTACAGTGTGGACTGGTCACGGTACCTCGATACAGCTACGATTTCAACTGTTGTATGGTCAGTAAAGACCCCGGCGTATACGACTGAGACAACTCTCGCATCGGGGGAAGACCTCACAACAGCATCCGGTGGTGCCGCAACAGACAGTATTCAAAATGTTTCTCAATCGAATACGACGACAGTCGCTACCATTAACATTGCTGGAGGTGTCGCCAACCGTGAGTACACGTTCTTTTGTACTATCACAGATTCGACCGGTAGTGTTTCAAAACGGTCAATTAAGCTCAAAGTGAGGGATCGGTAATGGCGTATAACTATCTCGGCCTCGTAAACGATGTTGCCCTCCGTTTAAATGAAACCCAGCTTACATCGGCTAACTTCTCAACGTCTACAGGCTTTTACGCGAGTATTAAAGAGGCGGTCAACTCTTCAGTTCGCCACATTAACCAAGCCCACTTCTTTTGGCCCTACAACCATCAGACAGCCGAAGACACCCTCACAGCAGGGGTATCTCGCTACTCCCTTCCAGCTAACGCCAAGTACGTTGACTTCGGTTCTTTCCGTGTTCGTCGTAACACCACTCTCAACGTCGGGGAAGGCCGCCGGCTACACCAAGTGACTTATTCCGAGTATCTTGACCGGTACATCAACCAAGAGTACGAGACTGACTCGACAGTAGGGGGTGTACCACGTAACGTCGTCCGCACACCAGACCAAGAGTACATCATTATACCGATGCCAGATCAAGCCTACGAGATTGACTATGAGTACTACGTGACTCCTGTTGATCTTGAGCTCTACGATGACGTACCTACAATCTCTGAACAGTTTCGCCACGTGATTGTGGACGGGGCGATGTACTACGCCTACATGTTCCGAGATAATCTCGAGCAGGCGGGCATGTCCCAAAACAAGTTCGAGAACGGTATCAAAACAATGCGTACTCTCCTCGTTAACGAAAACGTCTACTTCCGGAGCTTTTAAGAGATGCCGGATCGTTGGCAGACTTACCCCGTCGAGTTCAAAGGTGGCCTCGTCACAAACATGAGTCCCTTACAGCAGGGAATCAATGCACCGGGCACTGCAACGGTGTTACGTAACTACGAGCCATCGGTGGAAGGTGGCTACCGTCGCATCAAGGGGTTTGAAAAGTACGATACCAATGCGTTATCCAACACAGGACTCATCCGGGGCTTAACCTATTTCAACGATCAGGTGTACGCTGTTCGTGGAGACGACGTCTTTCGATCTTCGGGGAGTGGCTGGACACAGGTCAGTGATAGCACTTCGTTTCCTGCATCTACAGCCACAGCAGACGTAAACGGGGCCGTTAGTGCCTCAACAACCTTAGTCGTAGACAACAACAGCGGGACAATTAAAGCCGGGATGGTTATTACCGGAACAGGCATCGTAGGAACCGTGACTGTTGCGAGTTTAACTGATCAAAACAACCTCGTGATGTCTTCATCCCAGACGATCTCAGATAATACAACCCTCACGTTTACCGAAAAAAGCCCGACCATCGGCGGGGGTTCCGCTAAAGTCCGTAGCCTACTCTTCAACTTCAACGGCACAGACAAAGTGATGTTTGTGGATGGTGTAGGCAAACCCTTCACCTTTGACGGGACAACTTTCAAGCAACTCACTTCAGCCCCCA